AGGGTGGGCTTGTGGAAGTCGTCGGCCATTCGCACCATTCTGCCCCCGCGCGGGGCAACCCGCTCGGCGACTACCCTGGATGGGTCGGGCCTGTAGCTCAGTCGGTAGAGCATCGGACTTTTAATCCAAGGTGCGACGACCCGATGTCCATCCGCGGCGCAGCGCGTCGAGTCCGACGATCTGCGCTCCCCCGCCGACGGTGTTCGGGCGGGTAGCGAAGAACGCGGATACGGGCACGTCGAGGAAGTTAGCGAACAGCACCAGATCTGATCCGCTGCACTCGACTTCGCCGGCAGCTCGCCGCGCCACGTAGGGCTGGGTCAGCCCCAGCGCGGAAGCCATCTGCCGTCCGGACCAGCGGGCGCGCTTCATCTCGGCCGAGAGGTTGTCGGCGATCAGCTGACGGGTCGCATCTGCGTCGAACGCGGTAGCGCTAGTTGTCATGCGCTGAGCGTATCGAATACGCGCCTAGCGCGTCAATTACTCTGCGACAGAATCAGAACGACACGCCACGCGAATCGCGGGGCTTGACATGACACGCTGCGCGTATCACACTGACACGCATGGCGATTCAGCCCCGAACCCCCCACGCCGCGGCCATCGAGATCGCGATGCGCCGCCGCGGAATCAGCCAGCGCGACCTCGGCCGAATCCTCGGCATGTCCCAGGCGGCCATCAGCCGCCGCCTCGCAGGCGACCCCGACTTCACCATCACCCAAGCGCGCTCCATCGCCGACGCCCTCGACACCGACCTCGCCGAGCTCCTCCAGGAGCGCGCATCATGACCGCCGCGGCCCTCACACGAGCAGCCCGCCCGCGGTACGCGGGGGCCCGTTCTCGGGTTCCGGGCCCCCGCACCCCCCGCCACCGCGCACCCTGGACCCTCACCGCAGCGCTCGCGACCCTCTTCGACGCCGCCGAGAACAAGCACTGGCCGCGCTCGCCGCGGCATCTGACCACGGATCCGACCGGCGTGGCTGTGCACGCCAAGGAGATCCGGCCCGACGGCGTGGTCGTGCGCGCCGCTGGGCGAGCCGCCGCGGGCGGGGGAACATTCCCCGCGGCGGCTCACGCCGTGCACGTCGGTACCTCCAGGCCGACGCGCACCGGGCTCCGCCACCGCGCTGTGGTGGTCGATGCGGCGGAGCCCACCCCGACCCCCCACGCCGTGTCCGTGCACACGGCACCCGCCGTACCCGACGGCGGCCACCCTGCGGTCTTCCCAGCCGCACCGGCCGCGTCCGTGCTCCCTGCAGGCACGGGCGCGGCCCCTGGCTATCAGCCGGCCCCGCCGCTGCTTCTGCTTCCGGAGCCCCGCTCGGCGCGCACCCACGTGAACGTGGAGCCGACGTCGACGCAGCTGTGGCGGGCCTCGAGGTGAGTGCCATGACCGCCACGAACCGCGTCCCCGCCGACCTGTGGTACTTCGTCGACCCCACCGTCTACCCGCCGAAGCGCTACAGCATGCGCCTGATCCGGTTCCTCGACGGCCCCGTCTGGCACGGCCTCGACGTCGCCGACGTCCTCGGCATCAGCACTGACAGCTTCGACGACGAGGTCGTCACCTTCCACGCCGGCTGGGAGACCCCGGAGGGGCTGGTCCCGTGGGTGCCGACCTACTACTTCAAGGCACTGGCCGACGCGCGACAGGACATCCTCGCGTTCATCGACTCGACCACCGCCTCGATCGCCGCCCACACGATCCGCCGCCACCAGCCCGACGCGATCCCCGAGCCCACCCCCATCGTCGATCGCCGCGCGGAGACCTTCTCGATCGTCGCGGCCGCGCAGCTGCTGCGTCGCGACCCGGCGATCCAGGTGGGCCGCGAAACCCTCCTCGCCCTTCTCAAGGACATGTCCTGGGTGCGGTTCGAGGACGGCTCGAACGTGCCCACCTCGACTGCTCTGGCCGCCGGCCACCTGGTGCGCAACGAGCTGTGGACCATCAACGAGCGTCCCGCCTACAACCGCATCCGCATCACCCGCGACGGCCTGACCGCACTGCACAAGCGCCTCGGCGGTGTCGCCGAGCTGCAGCTCGAGCAGCTCACCCCGACCCTCATCGACGCCTGACAGGGAGAACCCGATGATGACACCCGCCCAGCACCGCCGACGCACCCTCGTGCGCCGTGCCGCGTTCCTCCTCGTCGCCGCCGTCGTGCTCGCCACGATCGTGATCGTCGAGACTGCCCCGGTCGGCGTCGCTGCCGTCGTCGGCCTCGCGGTCGGCGCCTTCCTGTTCGCTCTCGCCGCCGCGTCGGCCCTCCGTAGCTCGTGACCCGTGGTCCCGGCCCCGATCTGGATGGGTGGATCCGAGACAGGATCCGCCACGGCGAGCATGTCGTCGCCTACCGCCCCCACGGCTCCGCACTCCTTCACCCCGGATGCGGGCCAGGCGAGTGCGAGTTCTCAGGACAGCGTCTCGCCGTCCACGCGACCCTCGACCAGCCCGTCTACGTCGCCGAGCTCAGCGACGACGGCATCCGCCCAGCTGGAACCGTGCGGGTTCTGCGGGACGGATCCCGACGCGACCCCTGAGGGCTGGGTCACAGTCAGCGCCGAACCGGACTGGCTCGGCACGGTGACCGTGTGCCCACGCTGCAGGGGCCTGCTCATGCTGATCGCACCCGGCCTTGCGGCGGCTGTGGAGCTACTCGAACGGAGCGGCTCATGACGACGTCGCGCCGCGGTTACTTCCGGTACGTCACCGCCGACGTCTGGCGCACCTTCGCACGCGACGCAGCGCTCGCCGTCACCGTGATCGTGTTCGTCGTGGTGCTCGTCTGGGTGCTGCTCGTGCTGCTGTCCGGGCACGCTCTCGACGACGCCGTCACGGAGCTGATCGTCCCGTCCACGTCCGACTACCAGTTGCCGACGATCTGATGGCCACCCAGTTCCCGTTCAAGCTCGACCTCTCGGATCGCGAGAAGGAGGTCGTCCGCCACTTCGCTCAGGGCTTCAGCGTGCAGCAGATCGCCGCGCTGCTCGACCTCCGACCCGAGACGGTGAAGGCCTACCTCAAGCGCGCCCGCGCCTTCTACGAGTCGGTGAACCGACCCGCGCCTACGCGATACCTGCTGCTGCGTCGCGCGATCGAGGACGGCCTGGTCGAGCCGATCACCCCGAGGGGCGGTGACCGTGTCGACAGCTGACCTGTTCACGGCCGACTTCCCTCACGGGTCGCCGGCTGGATACGACCGCGGATGCACCGGCTCCGCGTGCCCGAACCAGGGCGACCCGATCTTCTACACGTGCCGCGAGGCGAAGTCCCTGAAACGGACGGACTACGCCCGCCGGCAGCACCCCGATGGAGAACCGATGAAGCGCACCACCGAACCGTCGACCGCCACCGAGGAGCACTCGTCGAAGCCGGCTCCGACCATCACCGCCGAGCAGCACGGCACCCCATACGGCTACCAGAAGGGCTGCCGCATCGAAGAGGAGTGCCCGAACTACGGCTCCACCGCGCTCACCTGCAGAGAGGCGAGCCGCCGCTACCAGCGGGAGTACGCAGAGAACCGGAAGAAGCGCGAAGCCGCCGGGCTCGCGAAGCCCACACCTGCACCGCCGTCGAAGCCGCTCACCGTCGAACCGCTTAACGAGCAGGCACGCGCCGACGCCGACCTCGCCGAGAAGGTCACCATCGCCGACCTGAAGCGCGATCTCTCCCGCCCCGACGACGAGCTCGACGCCCTCAACGCCCAGATCGAGCAACTCATCATCGACCGAGACGCCGCCGAATCCCGCATCACCAACCTCGCCACCGCGCTCGCGGCGGAAGAGGAGGCGCATGCGCTGACCCGCAAGCAGTACGACAACATGCTCGCCGAGGTGCGGCGTCGGCATGAAGCCGACGCCAGGGATCTCGAGGAGTCCCGCGCTACCCAGCTCGCGGAGACCAACCGGGCGAATGCGCTGCAGGAGCGTCTCGACGTCGCGAATGCGGCAAGACGCGCCGTTGATCGCATCGCCACCTCCCACGTGCCCGAAGTCGTTCCCGCTGCCCCAGCGACCACCGTGATGACGGTCGGCGACGTCCGCCTCGAGCTGCCCGCCGGAGAGGTCGCGCAGCTGAAGGTCGACCTCGGCGGCGTACACGTCCAGATCGGCCGCTGATGACCTACCCCTACAAGCGCCCGACCTGCTCGGAGCCCCGCTGCACGGAACCTGTCGTCGCACGCCGCCTCTGCACCCAGCACTACGCCACCGCGCTCGCGGAGGGTCGGTTCGATCGGGTGCCGCGGCCGCGGCGCGCGGATGGCTCGCGTCCTGCGACGATCTGCCCGCCGAACCACAAGCACGACGCGAACACGGTCTGCTACATCCAGCACAAGTGCCGCTGCACACCGTGCCGCAAGGATCACGCCGCGCGTGAGAAGCGCCGCGCGAAGCTGAAGGCGTACGGCCGGTTCGACCGCGGCGTGGTCGACGCGGAGCCGGTGCGCGAGCACATGATGATGCTCGCTGCGAACGGCATCGGCTACAAGCGGGCCGCGGAGCTCGCCGGCATCGGCGTCACCGCGGCGCGCACGCTCCTCTGGGGCAGGCAGGAGCCGGGGCCTCGCAACGGCGAGCTGCAGAAGCACGTGAAGCGCGAGACCGCGGAGGCGATCCTCCGGGTCACGCCGACGCTCGACAACCTCGCCGGGGGTGTCACCGTTCCGGCACGCGCCACGGTGCGCCGACTGCAGGCGCTGGTCGCGCTCGGGTACTCGATGTCGTTCCTCGGCGAGGAGCTCGGCATGGGAGGCGGAAACCTCGGCGCGCTATTCGCGCGATACGACCGCGCTCGATCGAAGAAGACGGTCACGGTCACAGCGCGACGCGCGCGTGATACCCGCGAACTCTACGAGCGGCTCGCGTCGACCACACCGCGGGCCACGAGCCGCGGTGTTGCTGCAGCCATCGAGCGCTCACGCCGCTACGCGGCCGAGCGCGGCTGGCCGCTCCCCATGGATTGGGCCGCCGCCGACGACGACTTCGACCGCGACCGCCCACCCACCCGCTCCGCCTCGAGGACCGCAGCATGATCACCCCTACCGCCCGTGGCACCCGCCGCCGCCTCCGCGCACTCGTCGCACGCGGCTACTCGCTCACGACGATCGCCGACCACGCACACCTGAAGACGTCCGTCGTCTACGGCATCTTCTGGAACCGCCACCACAGCGTCCCTGCTGCGCGTCAGGCGATCGCGGTGACCTTCCTGGCCCTTCAGCACGTCGACCCCGTCGCGGCCCGCCTGGAGGCTCCTGGCGTCGCGCGCCACAACCGTGAGCGGGCTCGCGTCAACGGATGGCATCCCGCCGCAGCCTGGGTCGACATTGACCTCGACGAGAACCCGACCCGGGTCATGCACTCCTGCGTCCACGCGACGAGGAGGGCCGCTTGAGCATCCAGCACCTCCTCGACGCGGCCGCGGTGACCGAGCTCACGCTGCGCGACCCTAAGACCGGCGAGCCGACGACGAAGCCGATCACACCGGCACATCGACTCGCGCTGATGGCGATCGCCGACGACGCCTCGGAGCACACGAACCGGTCGTGGCCGGGATTCCAGAAGGTGTGCGACTGGGCTCTCGTGGGCGAGCGTCGCGGCCAGCAGCTGATCGCCGACCTGATCGAGTCGGGCTACCTCGAGCGGCTGCAGAAGGCGCACACCGGCCGCCGCACCGTCTACCTCGTGACGGTCCCGCCACGACCCCGTAAGCCTGTGGATAACTCCCAAAAAGAGGGTGCAGCACAGAGCACCCTCTCGAAAAAGAGGGTGAAATCTGGTGCGCAAGAGGGTGCTGCACAGAGCACCCCTCTCCCCATTAACTCTCCCCAGATAGATCTCAAGTCATCTACGGAACCTCACCAGGTCGCGCGCGAGTCCGCGAAGGCGACGACTGGGTTCATCGCGGGGTGGGTTGACAGGATCCGCCCGCGGCCGCGCCTCGACCTGCTCGCCGTCCGTCGTGCCGTCGCCGAGCAGTTCCCCGACCTCGCCGCCGATCCGATGTTCCCGGCGACCGTGGAGCGGTTCGCATCCGAGGTGCTGCTGAAGGCACCTGCCGGCGCCCACCACCCGACCGCGTACGTCATCGGCGCGTTCGGTCAGGACTTCGAGCTGCAGCAGCGGTTCGTCGACGCGATCGGAGAGTGGACATGACCCAGCTCACCGACGACGAGTTCTGGAACCGGATCTTCCACCCGGTCGACGCAGCGAAGGTGCGCGCCGGCATCCGCCTCGCCCAGGAGCAGCGCGACGCACAGATCCTCGCCGAGCTCGACAAGCAGCTCGCCGAGCTCGAGTGCTCCGTGACCGGCTGCGACGTCGACGCGGTCACGATGCAGGCATGCCGGCACACCGGCCGCGTCATCCGGTTCCTGTGCGCACGACACCGTGAGGCACTCCTCGGCGCGTACCGCGGCGTCGACGACGGAGCATGCCCGCGCTGCAATGCCCGCGGCCGCAGTCACGAGATCTTCCGGTTCGTCGCGATCTTCGCCGTCAGGAGCCGACCATGATCGGCCCGAAGCCTCCGAAGCTCACCCCCGCACAGCTCGCCCGAGCCGAGCGGGAGGCCCGCGCGATCGTCACCGGCCGTGACGGCGGCGTGTGCGTGAAGTGCCTGCGCGTCGACCCGTTCTTCGGCGTCAGCTGGGACCACCGGCAGAACCGCTCCCAGCTTGGGAGGTGGCGGGCATCGAACGGGCAGCTGTTGTGCGGCACCGGCACGACCGGGTGCCACGGCTGGAAGACCACGAACCCGGAGGAAGCGCTCGACGAGGGCTACACGGTCCCGTCGTGGGCGGATCCGGCTGAGTGGCCGGCACGCCGCTGGTTCCGCACAGAGTTCGGCACGTTCCGTCTCGGCTGGTGCCTGTACGACGACTCCGGCCAGGTGACCGAGATAGACGAGCTCGACGCGATCGAGCGCATGTGGGGAGGCGGGATCCGTGCCTGACCTCGACCTGAACAACGTCGCCCACGTCCTCGACTTCGAGGCCCGATGGGAGGGCCGCACCGGTCCGAAGGCGTCGGAGATCCTGCAGCGGTTCGGTGTGAAGACCGCCCGCTACTACCAGGTCCTCACCCGCCACCTGCAGTCGCGTGCCGCGCTCGAGCACGACCCCGCACTCACCCGACGACTCATCGAGCTGCACGCACGCCGGCGCACAGCCCGAGCTACCCGAACCTTCCGGCGCTGACAGGAGAACAACATCATGACCACCAAGCCGAGGACGCGCGAGCTGCGTGAAGTCGCGATCGACGAGCTCACCACCGGGCTGAACGTCCGCACGAACTCCGAACCCGACCCTGAGCTGATCGCGTCGGTGAAAGCGAACGGTGTGCTGCAGCCGCCGACGGTCGAGCCGACCGACGACGGCAAGTACCGGATCGTGTTCGGCCACCGCCGCGCGAACGCGGCCGCAGCAGCCGGCCTCACCAAGCTCGAGGTCATCGTCGTCGACGCCGCGCTGGCGGAGGAACTGCGTCTCACCGAGCAGCTCGTCGAGAACGAGCAGCGTCAGCAGTTGACGGAGGCGGAGCGTGTCGGCGGGTACCGGCAGCTCGAGCTGCTCTCGGTGAGCCCCGCGAACATCGCGAAGCGTCTGGGCGTGAAGGCGGCGCAGGTGAAGAAGACCCTTGCGGTGGGTCAGTCTGCGGCCGCGGTCGAGGTCCTCGAGGCGCACGATCTCACGCTCGATCAGGCGGCGGTGATCGTGGAGTTCGAGGACTCGAAGGAGGACGTCGCGGCGCTGCGGCAGGCGGCGAAGGATCGCCAGTTCGATCACGTCGCCGCGCAGATCCGTGACCAACGCGCGCGGGCTGCGGTGATCGCGGCGAAGGAGCAGGAGCTCGCGGCCGCCGGCGTCACCGTCCTCGGCGAGAAGCCCGCCACGGTCGGCTACTACGGCAACACGCCCGCGGAACCGGTGGCGCTCATCGAGAACCCCGACGGCTACATCGACAAGCCCGTCTATATCGACGAGGCCGGCACGAAGCGCGTCAGCTCGGCCTCCCACACCGATTGTCCTGGCCGGGCGGTGTTCGTCACCGCAGGCTGGGGATGGAAGGGCAACGACCGGGTCCACGCCGCCCTGGTGATCGAGTACTGCCTCGACTGGAAGGCCAACGGTCACCACCGCACCAGCACCGGCAAGCCCGCCAAGAAAGATCCCGCGGACATGACCCCCGCCGAGATCGAGGCGGCCGAGAAGGAGAAGGCCGAACGGCGGCGCGTCATCCAGAACAACAAGGACTGGCCGCTCGCTACCGAGGTCCGCCGCACCTGGATCAAGGACACCCTCCTGCAGCAGAAGCGGCTGCCGGCCGACTCCGACCTGATCCCTGCACTCTGGGCCTGCGGAGCACTCCCGAAAGAGTCCTACAACGTCGGCCTCGACACCGCCCGCACCTGGCTCGGCATCGAATCCGACGACCACTGGAACCCCGCGGCCTTCGCGAAGCACCTCACCACCGGCAACGAGAATACCGCCACCCGAACCATGCTCGCGATCGCGCTCTCCGCCGTCGAAGACCAGCTCAACGACAAGGACTCCTGGCGCTCGCGGGCGCGCTCCGGCCTCGGCCTCTACCTGCAGGTGCTCGCCTCCTGGGGTTACGACCCGTCGCTGCTCGAGCTCGAGATCATCGCCGACCACAAGAAGGCGCCGAAGAAGTGACCAACGTCGACCAGGTCGCCGAGCTGCTCGCCGACATAACCCCGCTCTACGGCAACGAGTACGACCTGCAGAAGCAGATCGACATCGAGCTGACCAGCGCGAAGCTCTCGCACGTCGCGGAGTACCGCCTCGACCAGCACGACCGACCCGACTTCCTCGTCTTCACCGTCGGCGATGCCGGCATCGCGGTTGAGGTGAAGGTGGCGGGAACGCCTGGGATCGTTGCGAACCAGCTGCGTCGCTACCTCGAGCACGACGTCGTCACCGGCGTGATCCTCGTCACGACGATCGCGCGCCACCGCATGGTGCCGCAGCTGATCCGTACCGAGAAGCCGGTGCGGGTGGTCTCGTACGTGCTGAAGGGCATCTGACCCGATGTACGGCACCTACCAGCTGGTCGACGGGCCCCGTGGGGGCGAGTGGCATCTGCTGCTCGACCCCGCGGTCCGGATGCGCGCGCGCCGTGTGTTCGGGAAGGTGCTGCCGACCCGGTCGGCCGAGGTGATTATGCTCCACTCGATCGAGACGTGCCGGGATCTGGCGTGGTTCATGGAACGGTTCCCGCTCGAGGCGGTCGACGGGCGTTCGGCCGAGCTGCTCGAGCAGGGTCGTGCTGCGCATGTCGCTCGTGAAGCGGCCGTGGCCGAGATCCTCGCCGGCCGTGCTGCACGGATCCCGTTCGATGTGCAGCCGGCGAAGACCCCGCGCGACTACCAGCTGGCGGCGATCGACCTGCTGCGCACGAGCCGGCGGATGCTGCTGACCGACGAGGTCGGCCTCGGGAAGACCCTCACGGGGCTGCTCGCCGTCGCACATGAGGACGCGCGTCCCGCGCTGGTGGTCCCGCCGACGCATCTGCCGCCCCGGTGGGAGACCGAGCTGCAGGAGTCGTTTCCGACCCTGACATTCCACACGGCCGCGTCGACGAAGCCGACCGGCAAGCCTGGCGACGTCGACGTGCTGATCGTCCCGTACAGCCGCCTCGACGGGTGGGCCGACCACCTGGCCGACCACATGCGCACCGTCGTGTTCGACGAGGTGCAGGATCTGCGGCACGGTGCGTTCACGAACAAGGGGATGGCGGCCGCGCGGGTGACCGAGAACGCCGAGTACGTGCTCGGTCTCACCGCCACCCCGGTCTACAACTACGGGTCGGAGATCTGGAACCTGTACGACATCGTCGCACCCGGCGAGCTCGGCTCCCGGGAGGAGTTCGACCGGGAGTGGGGCGGCGCCCGGATGCCGAACGGGCAGACCCTCGTGCGCGACCCGCACGCCCTCGGCCGGCACCTGCGCACCGAAGGGCTGATGCTCGGCCGTACCCGCAAGGAGGTCGGCCGGGAACTGCCGAAGACGATCAAGGTCCCGACCCTGGTCGAGTCGAACGACGAAGCGCTCACCGAGGCGATGCAGCACCTGCAGGGCCTGGCCGAGAACGTCCTCTACGGCGACTCACAGCAGGACCGGTTCGTCGCCGCCGGCGAACTCGACATGAAGCTGCGGCAGGCCACCGGCATCGACAAGGCCCCGTTCGTGGCCGACTTCGTCGAAGAGCTGCTCCAGTCGGAGGAACGGATCGTGCTGTGGGGGTGGCACCGCGAGGTGTACCGCATCTGGCTCGAGCGCCTCGCCGACTACAACCCGCGCCTCTACACCGGATCCGAGTCCCCGAAACAGAAGCACGACGCCGAGCTCGCATTCACGGCCCCCTACGCCCCGGATGCCTGCCGGGTCCTGATCATGTCGCTCCGCTCCGGCGCCGGCATCGACGGCCTGCAGAAAGTCTCACGCGTCGGCGTGTTCGGTGAGCTCGACTGGTCACCCCAAGTGCACGAGCAAGCCATCGGCCGCCTCCGCCGCGACGGCATGGGCGAAGACCCACCCGTCGTCTACTTCCTCCACTCAAACCAGGGCTCCGACCCGGTCCTCCTCGAGACGCTGCAGCTGAAGCGCCAGCAGTCCGAACCCCTCGTCACCCCCGACGGGAAGCTCTTCGCCAACGCCACCACCGACACCAACCGCGGCCGCGCCCTCGCCCAACAAGTACTCGCCCGCACCACCCGACAGAAGGAATCCGCATGAAGCACACACCCCCACCCCGCGACAACGGCCGCATCCGCCGAACCCTCGGCTGGATCATCGCCGGCGCCGTCCCCCTCGGCCTCTACATGTCCTGGGGAGCACTCCTCGACCTCGCGCTCGCGGCGGGTGTGCCGAAGGAGCGGGCGTGGGTGTTTCCGCTGATCATGGACATCCCGATGGTCGTGGCGATGCTCATCGGCATGATCGTGCAGGCCGAGACCCGGGCCCGGGCTGCGCTGCCGTGGATCGTGTTCTCGATCTTCACCGCCGGCACGATCGCGGGCAACGCGGAGCGGGTGCGGTCCATCGCGCCGGACCAGCTGCATGTCGAGCCGTGGGTCGCCGTGCTGGTCCATTCAGCACCGCCTCTCTCGGTGCTGCTCGTGACTCACCTCGCCGCGGTGACGGTCTACCGGACCGGCTCGGTCCGGCCCGCGCGCCCGAAGAAGGTGAAGCAGGCGGACCGGGCCGTCGAGCTGCGAACCGTCGCCGCGGACGTGATCAGCCTGCCCCAGCCCAGGGGTCGCGACGCGGCCCGGGCCGAGGTGCTGGGTCTGGATGCGGACGGTTTGAGCCGTCAGGCGATCGCGGACCGGACCGGTGTGCCGAAGTCGACCGTGAACCGGTGGATCGCGGATGCGAAGAACGATGAGCGGAGGACCGCATGAACCCGTGGGATATCCCGGCCTGGGTCGCAGCGATCGGGCTGTCGCTGGTGATCGTGTTCGTGGTGCTGCTAGTGGTCGTGTCGATCGTGCGGGAGATCGTGAACCCCGGCCCGAGGTTGCCGCGGGCCAAGTCGAAGCGGATCGACGTCTCATGACGGGCCGGTCCGGTCGGCGGGAGCTGATCACATTGCTCGTGGCGCTGGTCGTGCTGCTGGTGCTGGTGACCCTGTTCGGGCGCCGCGACTCGTACACGGTTCCAACCCCGGTGCCGGCGCCCACGTTCACCCCGCTCGAGCTGATCCCCGCCCCGTCGCTACCGCCGATCGCCGACCACTACACACCGGAGCACTGATGACCAAGCCCGACCCCGACTACCCGTCCCGCATCACCGCGTCGCCGCGCGGGTTCTGCAAGATCCGCGGATGCCGTGACCGGCGCGCGAGCCAGGAGGGTCTGCTCGTGCCGCGTGAGGCGGTGCCGGGTGCAGACATGTGCTGGCACCACGTGGATGCTTTCTCGGACGCGTTGACGGAGTTCCTGAAGGACGACGAGGACCCGAACGATTCCGCTGGCCTGTACAAGCAGCTGCAGCGCTCCGTGGTGAAGGGCCGCACGGCACGCTTCGACGACACGACGGTCGACACGTCGGGGAAATCGGATGTCGGGTCGTTGTGGAACGAGGAGTCGGCGCGGGTGCTGGGGAACCTGCACGGGTTCATCCAGGCGCAGGTGCAGCTCGTGAACGAGGACCGCCCGAAGGGCCCGCACATCCAGGATCCCGCGGAACCGCTGCTGCAGCTCGCGGTGCTGGTGAAGTTCCACGCCCGATGGTTGGCGCTGTACCCGCACCTTGGCCCGGACCTGTACCGGGAGGTGCAGGTGCTGCACCGGCAGGCGATGGCGGCGATCGACTCGAACCCGGTGCGCCGGATCGTGCTACATGGTCGCGCGTGCTCGCAGGTGGAGACGCATCCGGAGTTCGGTGAGTACTTCTGCGGCGGGCAGCTGTTCGGCATCATCCGCACCCCGGACGACCCCCGCGCCCGGATCGTGTGCTCGTCGAACCCGGATCACGTGATCGACAAGGCCCTCTGGATGGAGTACGCGGATGCCTAACTCCTGGGTGGATCTGGATGTGCTCGCGGAGGCGCTGTCAACGAACGGCACCCCGCTGACCCTCGACTATGCCCGCGCGATCGCGTCCCGTGAAGGGATCCGCGCCACCCCCACCCGCCCGCGCCGCTACTGGTGGCCCGACATCGTCGACGTCTCGAGACGCCGCCGCACCAAGACAGGAGAAACCCGATGAACAACCTCACCACCGACGAGCAGGACCGCCGCATCGCCGTCTTCGGCTTCGACCGGCCCGCCGCACCGCATGACGACCTCACCGTCGCGACGAACGATGAACTGGTCGCCGAGCTCAAGAAGTGGGGCTTCGGCAACCACGCGAGCTACACCACCGGATCGGGGTCGCATCTCGTCATCACGGCACCGTGGGACGACGACGGCACCTACGACCTCGCCGCCTCCGTGTACTCCCACCGCTATACGAACCCGTCGTTCCTCGACATCGCCCGCGAGATCCTCGAACGCGTTGCGGCCGGCGAATGGCGCGCCGCATGAGCAAGCGCATCGGCCGGTTCGCGGGGATCCCGCCATGGGATCACAACCAGGTGGTCGCTGCCCGGAAGGCGATGCGCCGGTTCGAGGCGGGAAAGCCGTTGACGGTCGCCGACGTCGTGATCCTGCTCAACGAGCTCGGCAACGTGTTCACTCTCGTGCGTCGCGCGGCCGCGTCGGTCTCGACCGCGGCGCTGGCCTACCTGCAGGGCATGCATCCGGACTGGTGTGCGGCCTGCTACGTCGACACTCCGGATGGGCACCTGTTCACCGGCAACTGCCGGCACACACCGATCGAGGCAGACCTGTGACCCTCACAACGACGGTCGGCCTGTTCACCGCGACCGAGATCGAGTCCCTCCACACTGTCGTCGACGACGACTACCTGCGAGGGCTGCTCGCTGCTCGCGCTGCTGTCCTCGCAGCCGACACGTACGCCGGCATGGTCGGTTTCCACGACGGCCACGCCCTCGTCACTCTCGAGACCCGGAACCACCTCGAGGCGATCGACGACCTCATCCGCCGGCACACCGACACGCCCGCCCCGCAGCACATCCACGCACCCGACACGGGCAGGTGGGCCGGCTGCCGCGCCTGTTCCCTCAACCTCCCCGAAGGAGCCTGACCATGGCCTACGCACAGGGCACCGAGGTGTCCGTCGACCGATCCCAGGGCGAGCTACGCCAGGTGCTGCGCAAGTACGGCGCCGAGGGCATCGCGATCGCCGAGTCGACCCAGTACTCCGCCGTCGAGTTCTACGCCCACGAACGCCGCATCCGCTTCAAGGTCCCCATGCCCGACGCGACCGCCCGCGCCCTCACCCACACCAAGACCGGCAGCCTCCGCACCCCCACCCAGCTGAAGAACGCGCTCGCGGCGGAGGAGCGGCGCCTGTGGCGGGCTCTGGTGCTGGTGGTGAAGGCGAAGCTCGAATCCGCCGAGTCGGGTATCGAGTCGTTCGAAGACGCGTTCCTCGCCCAGACCGTGCTGCCCGACAACTCGACCGTCGCCGAGCAGATCCAGGAACCGATCCGCCGCGCTTACGTGGAAGGTCACGTGCGCCCGCTCCTCGCCCTCGAAGGGGGTCACTGATGAAGACCATCGTTGTGCTCGAGTTCGACCTCGACGACCCGGAAGACGTCGCGGGCATCCTGACCGCGATCGACCCTCCGAAGCTGCCGCACCCGGCATCCTCGGCACGCATTGCTTTCGCCATGCCGGCAGCCCGCGTGCTCGAGTACTTGGACGACAACTCAACTGCGGAAGGCTCCCCCGTGCTCCCAGATGCGGGCGCGCTGGCCCGCCTGCTGCAGCTGACCCGCGACTTCGACCACTACGCCCGCCACGGCGACCCCGAGCAAGGCGCAGACGCGTTCTTCCGCATGCTGCACGGCCACCTCACCTCGATCTACCTACTCGCGTCCGGCGCCGCCACCCTGCCCATGGTCGTCGACGAGCTCGAGAAACACGACCGCGCGCTCGCGGCGGACTCGATCGCGGCAGGCCTCACCACACCGGTGGCCACCCACCGCACAGGATCGGCGTTCGGACTATGAGCAAGAAGCGCCGCCAGTCGTCACCGCCCCCGGCCCCGCCTCGCCCTGTGGACGACCCCCACATGTGGAAGGTCGTCATCGAACCGGACGGACTGTGGCCGTGGACCCGCCGTGCACGGATCGTGCTGCGGATGCGCGACGCAGCTTTGAACGATCGTCTGCGGCGTGCCGTGTTTGGTGACGACGACTGTTACGTGCTGACGAGCACGCCCGTGGCTGAGTTCACGCCGCGCACCGAGATGAAGTTCTCAGCATCAACGGAGCGCGTGACCCGGTCGTCCCTTCTCGAGGAGGGCGAGGTGATCGTCATGGATGGCGTGATGTTCGAGGACGGGCGGCAACGCATCGTCGTCTCCAGGCCGTCCGATTCCGGGAGGGACTCGTGAGGGTCCTGACCGTGCGCCAGCCGTATGCGTGGGCGATCATCCATGGTGGGAAGGATGTGGAGAACCGGGTCCGGAACATCGCGGGGCCGTACCGCGGGCCGATCGCGATCCACGCCGCGCTGCAAGTGCACGGCGGGTGGAACGCTCCGCTCGAGGACGCGACCGGTAGCTGGTATCAGCGGGTCGCCGCGCAGGTGGGCGGTTGGGACGGTCCGCTGCCGTGGTGGGACGATCTCGGCGCGATCATCGGTGTCGTCGACCTCGTCGACGTGCACGACCCGCTCGACGTGCTGTTCCGTGCTCCGGAGAACGCCGTACCTGTCGCGTGCTCGCCCTGGGCCGAAGAGGGCTCCTTCCACCTGGTGCTGGCGAACCCGCGCCCGCTCGCTGAGCCGATCCCGCACCGCGGCGCCCTTCACCTGCAGTACCCGTCGCCGGAGTTGGTGGAGCGGATCACGAAAGCGCTCGCGGCATGAGCGATCTGACGCTGTTCGCTTTTGGCCTGCTGTCGAAGTGGGGCTTCGGTGATGGTGAGCTCGTCGACGACTGGTGGTGGGAGGAGTTCGATGGTCCTCCGCCCGTCGAAGACGCGCTCGAGCAGCTCGTGGAGCAGCTGTTGCTCCCGGTGCTGACCGAGCATGGGCACACCTTCGAGGCGTACCGGATCGGCACGACCCATAACCCGATCCGTCTGCGAGTACTCGACGGCGAGCCGATCGACGACTACGCCTACAACAGGCAGCTCGACGACATCTACGTCACGATCACCCCGACGCAGGCGCGACTCGCACTACAGCCAGCAGAGGCCGCGTCGTGACCACCGCCCCGATCTCGCTCGCCGAGCTTGGCGAGTTCGTGACCCGTGTGATGGAGGACCCGAACCTCCCGCCGCGTCTGCGGGAGTACATGATCGCGGTGGTCCACGAGCTCCGCATGCAGAAGCTCCAAGGGCGCTCGCGGCTGCGCACTCAGGTTGATGTCGGTCGGCGTGGATCGGATATCTGGCGTGATGCGGCGTGGCTGCTGTACCCGGATCTCGATGAGAGGGGCGCGTGGCGGATGGCGAAGGGCATCATCGGTGACGATGCACCCCGCTACGAGATGACGTTCCCGAAGCTCGACGAGAAGTTCTGTGTCGGCACGATGCTCCGCCCGGCTGGCGCACCGTGCAAGCGCCGCCCGTCGTTGCAGTCGTCGGTCCCGCACCCGTTCACCGGGGAACGACACATGATCGGCGCCTGCAGGGACCCCCGCCACCAGGAGGCCTACAACGCGCAGCACCGCGACGCGTGGGCGGCGTGGAAGGCGAACGGTTCCCCGGCCCCGGCCAACAACACGGGCGGGCACCTGCGCCGCTACTTCACCTACCGCAGCTGGGATGAGCTCTACGCGTGGGCCAACAGCAGGTACACCCCGGGCGAGACCCCGAAGCCGGCACCGGAACGTGCACGCCTCGCCCTCGTCACACCGCTCCGCCCGAACAAGACGTGATCGCAGGACTACGCGGTCAGCTGCCTCATGGCCTCGATCTTCGGGAGCAGCATCAGCGCCTTTCCCCTCGACCGAACCAAGCCTCCTACGACGGCAGCAGTGATGCCCAATCGGTCGAAGTGCGGGGCGAGCGAGGCGGCCTTGGTAGCGGAGACATACCCGAACTTGCGCCCATCGGCATAGACCGCGATCGCGTTCGCGTCGTGCCGGTTCCGTGGCTCGCGCACGAGCACGTACTCCTCGATGGCGTATGACGCTGCGCTATTCGGCACGTGGTAGCTCGTGCCCTGAACGCCAGCCTGAACCGACGGCAGCCCTCGAAGGTCACGCACTGTGGTCACGCCGGCAGGCAAGCGGTATCGCAGCCGCATCGTCTCGGATCGAGACCGGCTGAAAGGCCACATGGCTACGGCTGCAACGCGTCGCGCAACGTGGGCAGCGCCTCGGCGAGCTCCTTGAACTCCGCCTTCGACGGCACCCGCCCGAGCGGCAGCTCGAGCGCACCTGACGCCGAGTGGAGGCTCACCCGCAACTGACCAGGCCACGTCGTCTCATCGTCGGAGCTCTTCCTCGTGGCCACGTCGAGCCTGGACAGGCTCAGTCGGGAGACGCTCACGTCGACGTCGGCCGGCATCCGCCCGCGCTGCGCCTCGTCCGCACGCACTCGACCGTCAACGATCGTCGACCCCGTGATGACGGCAACATGGCCTTCGAGCACGAACCCGCTCGCCTCGGTCGGGAACTCCACTCGTGTCGAGCAGTACACGACCTCGTCCTCACCGACCGCCAACGCCAGGTTCGCCAACAGCCGCCCATACCACTCCTCAACGCCCACCCAGCCGTCGAACGCAGCACGACTCCACTCCGCGTCCTGCGACAACCGGTCATTCAACGCCTTGGCTACCGCCTCGAAGTCAGTCACCCTCGCACGATAGCGACGCACCCACCCGACCGACCACCACCCATCCAGGGGACCACCACCCACCACCCCGAACAACACGAATCCCGCGCTCGCGGCGTGTCGCGCTTGACGCGGTCGGAAATGATCTAGGTTTCGAGACATAACGTGGGTGATCTACACCCCTCCAGGCCTCGCAGATGCGGGGCCTTTCGTCTTCCTCGGTCCGGTGTCGTTCTCCTGCGGCCGGGCCGAGGCTGGTCTCGCGCCGAGGGGAGCAACCTCATGTCGCCCATTCACGTCGACGTCGTCATCGCGGCCGCCAAGCCCGAGCTGGTGCGCGACCGTCAGCCGCGCAACCGCCGCGTCGCTGCCGCGCCCGAGCCTCCGTCGCCCGCGGCTGAGGACCTGGAGCAGCAGGATGTCGACGCCGGCGAGTAGCCGCAGCATCCGCAACGGCAAGGGTCACCGCGCATACCGTCGCAAGCAGGCCGCGCTGAAGCGCCGCACGCACGACGAGGACCTGCCCTGTGGGTATGGCTCGACGCACGGTTGGGGCTGTGGCGAGCACATCGACACCACCCTGCCCACCGGTCACCGCATGAGCTTCACCGCCGACCATGACACCCCGATCGACCCGAACGACCGTCGGACGCTGCTCGGCCCCCTCGTGCCCATGCACCTCGTCTGCAACGTGCGCAAGAGCAACCGCGCGCCCGTGGAGATCTGGGGTGCCACGTGAGCCCCGAGAGATTCCTGTGCGGTCAGATCATGCGTCACCTCATCGTGGGGCTTCTCACGGGCGACTGGAGCGGCGTTGGTCGGTACGGACGTCTCCTCATCGCGATCCTCCGCCTCAACCGCATCGTTCGTCGTCGTCAGCGATCCGTCCGCCGTGTAGCCCGAGAGTGAGAAACACCATGGCCAGTACCATCGGCAACGTCGACATCCGGCTGCTCGCGCAGTTCCACGATGCCGAGCCCATCGAGATCGGCACACTGACCATCCCGCTGCCGCTCTCGCCCGAGGGGCCCGTCCAGGTGCCGGACGTCGACTTCATCGTCACGTCGCACCGGGAGGTTGTCGACGTCCTCGTAGCACACCAGCGCGTCGGCGATGGCGGCGGCTGCCATTGCGGCGGTGTCGAGCTGGGTCAGTCCTACCCCGAGCACGTCGCACGCATGCTCAAGGGGACGCAGCTGTGAACCGCCTCACTGCCGCGCGGATCGCGGCCGCAGCCCAGGCTGGCGAGCGTGTGCTCGTCGTCACCACCGCGCGCGAGGGGCGGCCAGCGTTCGACGAAGTGGCTCGCAGCCTGTCTTCCGAGGTCATCGCACGCGTGTCGCGCGTGGCCGCTCCCACTCGATCGACTTGAAGAACGGCGGATGGGTGCGCTTCCGCACCGCATCGTCGGTGCGTGGGCATGCCGCCGACGTCGTCTACCTCGACGCGAGCGTGCAAGACCACCCGGGCCTGGCCGACGAGGTGCGGCCGTGCGTCGCGGCGAGCCCTCGAGGCGAGATCATCCGGCCGTAGCGAAGCGAGCGCGCGGCCGTCGCTGAAAAATCCAGCGACGGCCGCGCGATGCCAGCTTCCCGCGCGGACTTGGCGCCTCTCTCTCCTGTCCATGTACATGTCTACATGTCTATTTCGGTAGACGGTTCCCCGCTGGAGGTGCCCGATGCCTCGTCAGCTGGCCCCGTGCGGCACGATGGCGGCCTACCGCCGGCACAAGCGCCGCGGCGAAGCGGTCGACAAGGCCTGCCAGAACGCGATGCGCGAGTACTCGCGGAGCCAGTCAGGACGCGCCGACGACGAGCAGCAGTCTGCGCCGGTGGTCGCGATTCACGGTGCGTTCGTCGCGGCGGCGCCCGGAGCCGCGGTTGACGCGCGAGAGCGGCTGATCGCGAACCTTCGGCTCGTCGAGAAGGCGATGGAGGCGATCGTCGAGGCGACCCCGGAGCGCATCATCCCGCTCTCAACTCGACATTCCGAGCTCGTCGCGCAGCTCCTCGCCGTCAGCGGCGGCGGTGCGAACGGCGGGCCGGCGGAGGAGGCGAGCCCGATTGCCAAGTTCGTCGCTTCTCGTTCCGCTCCTGGGCGAACAGCGGCCGCGCCTCGAAAGTAGGCCTGACGCGGTCGCCTCGTACGGCGACCTCGCGGTCGACTTCGTGACCGCGGCCGGCATGAAGCTCGAGGACTGGCAGGAGTACGTCCTCTGGGCCTGGCACGACATCAACGAGGAGGGCGACTGGGCCGCGTCGGAGTGCGGCCTGCTCGTGAGTCGGCAGAACGGCAAGTCGGAGATCTTGGTCGCCTTCGACCTCGTGCGCCTCTTCTTGTTCCCGATGGAGGACGGCCGGCGTCGCACCGTGCTGCACACTGCGCACGAGCTGAAGACGGCGACCGGGAGCTTCGAGAAGCTCGCCGGCATCATTGCCAACAGCGACGAGCTCATGGATCTGGTCGAGCACGTCTACACGGCCAACGGCAAGGAAGCCATCAAGCTCAAGCCTCGCGGCAACCAGCTGCCCAAGATGGGCGACCAAGTGCGGTTCATCGCGCGGTCCCGCAAGTCAGGTCGCGGTCTCGATGCAAGCGACATCGTCTACGACGAAGCGCAGGAGCTCTCCACCCAGAACCGGTCGGCCCTGACCTACACCCAGTCCACCGTTCGGAACCGGCAAGAGGTCTTCGTCGGCACTGTCCCCGGCGAAGAGGACGACTCCGAGGTCTGGGAAGGCATCCGTGACCGCGGCCGCAGCGGCACATCGCCTCGCACGGCTTGGCAGGAATGGTCACCGAAGGGCGCCGAGGACCCCGACCTCGCTGAGACGATCGACGTCGAGGATCGCGAAGTCTGGCGACAAGGCATCCCAGCGCTGGGCCTCTGGATCCATCCGGATACGGTCGGTGAGCAGGTCGACCGCGCTACCGACCGTGGTGAGCTGCTGCGCGAACGGTTCTCCGTATGGCCGAACCGCCGGCCCGCCGAACAAGCCAAGCTCTCCGAGCTCGACATGCAGGCGTGGAAGAACTCCGCGCGCGAGGACGCCGGCGTCTCCGGTGGCACGGGCATCGTGCTCGCGCTCGCGCTCGGCCGCGGTGGAAGCCACGGCACCATCGCCAAGGCGAAGCGCGTCGACGACGATCACATCGCTGTCGAGCACGCCCACACTGACCGCGGTACCCGCTGGATCGCGGCGCACCTCAAGAAGCTGAAGGCGGAGCTCGGCAACGCGCTCGTCGTGCTCGACGCGAAGAACGCCGCACCGGTGCTTTCGTCGCTCGAGCGCGCCGGCATCAAGTACCTGTCGATGAACATCGACGAGCTCGCGGCCGCGCACGCCCTGTTCCTCGAGCACGTCAACGCCGGCCTGGTGCCGCACCGTGACCAGCCTGAGGTGACCCGTTCGCTCGAGCTCGCGACCACTCGGCCCCTCGGCCGCGCCGGGGTCACCTGGGAACAGTCCGATCCGACGAAGCCCGTCTCACACGCGCAGGCCGTGACCTGGGCGCACTGGGGCGTGCTGAAGTCCGAGGCCACCCCCAAGAAAGAACTACCGCCGCTGCCGCCGCCCGGTCAGGTGATCCGTACCGGCGCCGGCATCCGTGACGAGTCGAACCTCGCGGAGATGGCCTTCTAGAACGTGAGGGGTGTGGTGCCTGTGACCGAGATCGGGTACCAGACCGAACGGCTGGTTACGTGGGGTGCGCTCATCGCCGAGACCCACGAGACCAACCCCGAGCTGAAGTGGCCGCTTTCGATCGACGTCTTCGACCGGATGCGGTCTGAGGACTCGCAGGTCGGCTCCGTGCTGCGCGCCGTGACCCAGCCCATCATGTCCACCGAGTGGCAGATCGACCCGGCTGGCGCGGACCCCGAGGTCGTCGAGTTGATCGCCACCGACTTCGGGATCCCCATCAAGGGCCAAGACCCGGTCGCGCCGCTGCGCACCGGGGGGCGGTTCTCGTTCGACGAGCACCTCCGGTTGGCGCTCCTCGAACTGCCGTTCGGACACTCGTACTTCGAGCAGGTCTACCGCATCGAGGCAGACGGCCTCGCCCACCTTGCCAAGCTCGCATGGCGGCCGCCGCGCACGATCCAGGACATCAAGGTCTCACCTGACGGCGGCTTGGTGTCACTCGTGCAGCACGGCGTCGCCGGCCCCGGCCGAGGTCGCGTCGAGATCCCCGTCGATCGTCTCGTGGCATACGTCAATGAGCGCGAGGGCGCGAACTGGCTCGGTCGTTCGCTGCTGCGCAACGCGTACAAGAACTGGCTCCTCAAGGACCGGCTCCTGCGGGTGCAGGCCCTCGCCGCCGAGCGCAACGGCCTCGGCCTTCCCGTCTACACCGGCGCACCAGCCCCGGATGTCGCGCAAGTGGACGAGGCGAAGGCGTGGAACGAGGCGCAGCTCGAGGCCGGTCTGAAGATCGCGAAGGACGCCCGCGCGGGAGACGCCGCGGGAGCGGCTCTGCCCAACGGTGCGACGCTCGAGTTCAAGGGCGTGACCGGGAAGCTGCCTGACACCGATCCGATGATCCGGTACCACGACGAGCAGATCGCCCGCGCGGTGCTCGCGCACTTCCTGAACCTCGGCACGGAGACGGGGTCGTGGGCGCTGGGGTCGACCTTCGCGGACTTCTTCACCAACTCGCTCAACGCGATCGCGAAGCACATCGCCGCGGTCCTGCAGCAGCACGTTGTCGAGGACCTGGTCGACAAGAACTGGGGCACCACGACGCGCGCACCGCGCATCGTGCCGGCGAAGATTGGCGCGAACCACCCCGCCACGGCGGAGTCGATCAAGGCGCTCATCGAGTCCGGCGCGATCCAGGCGGACGGCAACCTCGAGTCGTTCATGCGGGCGACCTACGGGCTCCCGGTCAAGGTCGCTTCCGACGACGGCGGCCTCCTGGCGCTCGGAGTTCCCGCCGAGACGATCGACCAGCTCGAGCGGGCCCGTGCGATCGCCGAGGTCGCGCAGAAGGCGTACCTCGCAACCGACAAGCCGCCGCTGCGGCAGGAGGAAGTTCGCGCGCTCATCGCGAGCACCGGATTCAACCTCGAGGGCGACGGTCCCGACGTGAGCCGGATCCCGGCGAAGACCCCGACGGAGGACGCATGAAGCAGAAGAACAGCGACCGCTACTGGAACGGGCGTGAGCGGCCGGCGACGAAGGCTGAGTTCTTCAACGCCGTGACCACGCCCGCCCCGTCCGGTGACGGCACGGTCGCGACGATCCGCCTCTACGGACCGATCGACTCGTGGGGCGGGTGGTGGGGGATCTCCACCAAGGACGTCGGCCAGGTGCTGGACGCGCTGCCCGACACGGTCGAGCAGATCGTGCTGCGCATCAACTCGCCTGGCGGGGAGGTATTCGAGGGCGTCGCGATCCTCAACATGCTCCGCGCGCACAAGGCCACCGTCACCGCCGTCGTCGACGGTCTCGCCGCGTCCGCCGCGTCGGTCATCGCCGCCGGCTGCGACGACACCGTCATGTCGCCGGGGACGCAGATGATGATCCACCAGCCATCGGTGCTCACCTGGGGCAACTCGTCGGACCTCCGCAAAGACGCCGACATCCTCGACGGCATCGAGGCGTCGATCATCGAGATCTACACCGACAAGGCAGGCGTCAAGGACTGGGCGACGATGCTCGCCGACGAGACCTGGATGACCGCCGCGGAGGCCGTCGAACTCGGCCTCGCCGACCGGGTCGCCGTCGTCCCCGACGCGGGCGAATCAGCGACCGTCGGCGAAGAGGACCCCGACATCTTCATCATCCAGCCGAACGAGGACGACGAAGACGACGACGCCGAAGACGCAGCCCGCGGCCGGTACGCGTCGCTGCACGAGAGGGTTGCTGCCCTCGCCCCCAAGACCCCCGTCTCATCCGAGCCGGTGGAACACCAGAAGAAGGAGGATCGCGTGAGCGACACCCTGAAGGCTGGCCTGCGTGAGCGGCTCGGTGTGACCGACGCCGATGCATCGGACGAGGCGCTGCTCGCAGCCGTCGACGAGCTCACGGAGGCAGCAACCGCCCCCACCCCGCCGGCCGTCCCGGCGGGCACCACCCTGATCGACTCCGCGCAGCTCACCCAGCTGCAGGCCGACGCGCAGGCCGGCCGCGAGGCCCGCGACGCGCAGATCCGGGCACGCCGCGAGCAGATCGTCAACGACGCGCTCGCCGACGGTCGCATCGCGCCCGCCAACCGCGACGGGTGGCTCGCGCAGCTCGAGGCGAACGAGGAGTCCGCGACGCAGCTGATCGCGGCACTGCCGAAGGGCACCGTCCCGGTCGACGAGCTCGGCCACTCCGACACGATCACGAGCGCGGAGGATGCCCTCTACGCCCGCGTCTACCCCACCAAGGAGGCCTGACACCATGGCGATCCACAAGTTCCAGCCCGGTGAGTCCGTCACCTTCAAGGCCGGCGGTGACCTCACCGACGGGCAGCTCGTCGTCGTCTCCGACGACCGCGAGGTGACCGCGGCCGCTGCGTCCACCGGGGCGAAGGTGATCGGCTCTGCCGCGACCGCCGCATCCAGTGGTGACGACGTGCTCGTGCTGCTCGGCGGCGTGCAGCGCCTCGTCGCCGCATCCGACATCAACGCCGGCGACCTGGTCGTCGCGGCGGACGGCGGGAAGATCGCGGCCATCGCTGCGGTCACCACCCCGACCGCCGGCGATGTCACCTCCACCCGCGCCATCCTCGGCATCGCGCTCACCTCGGTGGACGTGTCCGAGGCCGCGGACGACCGCATCGAAGTTCGACTGTTCCGCTGAGAGGGGACCAACGCACATGAGCACCACCTACCCCAACGCCTACGCGAACGCCACCACGGCGGACGCGCTGGCGTTCCTGCAGTCCCCGACGCTGCTGTCCCGGCGCTTCGCCGAGATCATCGCGTCGCGGGGCTTCCTCGCCCACAAGATCCTCACCGGCCGGTGGAAGATGGCGGGCGGCGCGCTCGTCTACGTCCCCGACGAGGCGGTCGAGGCCGACGAGTCGCCCGAGCGCGTCAAGCCGGGCGGCGAGTACCCGCTCATCGAACTCTCCGAGGACGCCGCGGTCGTGATCGAGTCCCTCAAGAAGGGCTTCGGCACGATCGTCACGGACGAGAAGGTCGGCCGCGAGCAGATGGACCCGATCGAGCGGGCCCTCGCGATGCTCGCGAACAAGCTGATCAGCGAGTTCGACGAGGTCGCCCTCGCCTCGGTCGCGTCGACGGTGACCGAGAGCGTCACCGGCGCCGCCTGGACCGGGGCACCGAAGACGATCGTCAAGAACATCGAGCTCGCGAAGGCGAAGATCCGGGGTCACCGCCTCGGCTTCGACGCGGACGCGATCGTGGTGACCGACACCCAGTGGGCGACGGTCATCTCCGAGGTTCTCGACCTGCTCCCGCGCGAGAACCGCAACGGAGTCGAGTCCGGCCAGTTCGTCGACGCGCTCGGCGTGACGTGGTTCCACTCGCCGGACCTGCCCGCCGGCTGGGTGCCGACCGTCATCGACACCGCGAACCTCGGCGGAATCGGCCACGAGGACATCCCGTCGCCCGAGTACGTCGCGGTGGCGCTCGGCGACGGCACGGCTGCCGAGGTCGCTCGGTACCGCCTCGAGCGGGACGCCACGAAGATCCAGACGCGCAAGACCGACGTGCCGGTCATCCGCAACCCCAAGGCGGCGTGCGAGATCACGTCGACGGGGCTGTGACCGCCCGGGTGGTCGCGGCGTCTGTCCAGGTCACGGTCGGAGGCCGCGTGCACCACTGTGCACGCGGCACCGACCTGCCGGACGGCGTCGAGACCGAGACGGTCGAGCGGCTCGTCGCCAAGGGACTCGTCGAGCTCGTCGAAGACAAGCAGACCGACGACGACCCCGAAGCGACGGAGGAGCCGTCGGAGTCGTGGAACCACGAACGCATCGACGGGTGGGCTGCCGAACAGGAACCCCCCATCGAACTCGTCAACCCCGACCCCAACAAGCAGTTCACCAAGAAGCACAAGCTCGAGCAGATCGCGGCCGCGCTCGCCGCCCGAGCACAGCAGTAGTACTCGAGAGGGGGCGATGGAGTTGTTCACACCGACGGACCTCAATGGCCTCGACGAGAATGTGGCGCGACGGATCATCGTCGCGGCACGCTCCATCGCCCCCTGCATCGACAGCTTCGCTGACGGCTCCGAGGAGAAGAAGAACGCGATCGCGATCCTCTTGGGGGTCGCCGGCGATCTCCCCGCTTCGGGCTCCCGACGTGTGAAGTCGCAGCGCATCGGGTCGGCCGCGGTCGAGTACTGGAACGCCAACACCTGGCTCGAGGAAGACCGCGACGCGCTGCGCTCCCTCTGCCCCTCCGCCGCCTCCCTGGGCTTGCCGCGAGGCTCGTTCCCGAAGACGAGCGTCATCAGGACCACGTGGCCCGAGGGTGAGTACTCGTGACCGTCTACCGACTCCGCGCCGGCCTCGTCTTCGATGAGTACTCGGAGACGTACAAGCGGGCCGACTGGGTCGAGCCGGAAGAGCTCGCCCTGCCGGGCGCTTTCATCGACCGGTCGTCAACGGCGATGGTCGTCACCGCGAACCGCACACAGGCTCTCGAGTCGCTGTCGCTGTTCTGCGACCCCGACGTCGAGATCGAGCTCACCGACCGCATCCGCGACGGCGAGTCCGGCGGGCGGGTGTACTCGATCGACGGTGTACCGGCCGCCCCGACCAACCCCTTCACGGGATGGCAACCCGTGCGCGAGGTTCCGCTGGGTCTCGCGATCGGCTGACAGGAGGTCGTCATGGCTAAGTCGGGCGACTTCGAGCCGAACCAGGAGTGGTTCGATGACATCCTGCGCACCGCTCCCGTCGAGCAGCTCGTTGACGCGGCCGGTGAACGTACCCTCGCGATCGCGAAGGCGACCGCGCCGCGCGACACCGGGGACTACGCGCGCGGACTGCACCTCGAGCACCGTGACTCTGCCTACCGCCGTGTGACCGAGGTCGTCGGAAGCGACGAGAAGACGCTGCTGATCGAGAGCAAGACCGGCAACCTCGCGCGCGCCGTGAAGGCGGCGAAGCAATGAGGGTCACGCCGCCGAACATCGCACTGTGGCTCCTCACGCATGTGCGCGCTGCAGCTGCAGCCGCAGACGGCCCCGGCGTCGCCGTCGACGTCGTCAACCGGGAGCCGCAATCGCTGCACCTCCCCCTCGAGAAGCCGCTGATCGTCATCCGTGACGACTCCGGCACCCGCACGGACTGGACCACGTTCGATCGCTCGATCGGCGCCTCCGTGCTCGCCGGATCTCGAGAGTACGAAAAGCCTGCCGACGACATCGCACTGTGGCTCGCCGGCGTGCTGTTCGACGACGGCCTCGCGCTCGTCGAGGGCAGCCCGATCGCTTCGGTCACCTGGGACGGCTGCAACGGCCCGTACCCGGTGCTCGAGGAACTCGACGTAGCGCGGCGGTACCTCACCGCCCAGTACGTCGTCACCGGCTCCTGGTGAGCCACAGCGGGCCCGCCGGCAGTCGGCGCGCCCGATTCGATCCTGCTCCCACCCTGGGGGCCCCATCCAACCGAAGGAGTACACGATGACTGCGGATTCGCAGGGCAACGACCTCACCGCGGTCGCCGTTCCGATCACCGGGATGGCGGCCTTCGCGCCGGTCGCCGGAGAGAACGTGATCGCGAAGGCCGACCTCAAGGCCTCCCCGCTGGTGCTGCCGGTCGCAGCCAAGCGGCTCGGCCTGTACAAGTCCGACGGCGGCCCGGAGGCCGCGCGCGAAGCGGGCGACGCGATCGAGTTCTTCCAGCAGGGCTACCAGCTCGCCGGCTCCGGCACCCGCACGGTGAAGATCGTCCTCGCCGAGCAGAACGCCACGGTGCAGGAACTCATCGAGGGTTCCGCGCCGGACACGGACGGTGTCATCGAGGTGTCGTCCTCGCTTCCCGACAACCGCTTCATCCTCTACGTCGTCACCCGCTACAAGAACGGCACGGAGAAGCGCCAGGAGGGCGTCGCGGCCATCACCGCCGTCGAGCCCGACAAGCAGGAGCGCGGCAGCGTCGAGGGCGCCGCTGTGACGTTCACCTGGCAGGAGGATCCGCTGTTCAACGACGCGCCCTTCTGGCAGTGGATCGGCGTGCCCGTCGTCGACGAGGGCTGACAAGACCGGCTGGTCGGGGTGTCATCGGGTCGCCCCGACCAGCCTTCTCACCCGACACCCGAAATCCGATAAGGAGACGCCACCATGGCCACCACCAAACCGACCAGCGATGCCGTGCCCGAAGAGTACGACTTCGAGAACTGGGACCAGGAGAAGGAAGACGCTGCGCTCCGTGAGCTCAACGACGTGCAGCACATCATCGTCGAGGGCTCGTTCGTGGGCCGCTTCAATTCCGACAAGAAGATCGTCAAGATCCCCCTCACGATCACCCTCGACGCCGTCGACGAGCTCAAGCGCGACTTCGACGACCCGATCGACCAGTTCAAGCACCTGGTGAGGACCTTCGGCGGCGACGAGCTCGTCGCCGAGATCGAAACCCGCGGCATCATCCCTGTGGGGATCATGGCGGAGAAGTACTTCCGAGCGCTGCAGCGTGCACAGGAGCTCGCCTTCCCGGAATCCTGAGCGTCGCCCAGACGATCCGGGAGCACCGCACCGTCATCGCCCGCACCCTGCGCGAGACGTTCGGTGTGGGGCTCTCGGACCTGGGTGGCGCCGTCACGTGGGGCGAAGCGAAGGATCTCATCTACGCCGCGGCCGAGGACCCGTCCACCGCGTTCGGCGCCGAGCTGGCGGGCTGGGCGTACCCGGCGAGCATTCCGGAGCTGCTCGGGCTCGCTGCGCAGATCGGCGACTGGAAGGCCGCACGCAAGGTGATGCCGTGGGCGATGGCCCGTCCGGGTCACACCACCGCCACTGAGGAGGAGATCGCGGCCGCGGAGGCTGCGCTCGAGGCGGGCATCATCTTCAGCAGCTGACCTTCGGGGGTGTCATGTCGTCGCAGGTCGGATCCGGTCACGTCGCGATCTTCCCGGTGCTCACCGGGTTCAAGAGCACGGTCTCCAAGGAGATCAAGTCCACCGCGGCCGACGGCGCGAAGTCGTTCGGCAGCGGGTTCCGTGGTGTCGGCACCACCGTCGGCAAGCGTCTCGGCTCGGACGTGAAGACCGCGATGGCTGCGGCCGCGGGAGATCTTGGCGCGCAGCAGCTGAAGAACCTCAACCGTGACGTGGCATCCGCTTCGGCCGCGCTGTCGCGTGCCCGCCTGAAGCAGCAGGACGAGGCCGGCCGTGTGCGTGTCGCTGAGGCGCGGCTGCAGGAAGCGATCGCGAAGAGCGGCGAGGGCTCCGCTCGAGCTGTCGCCGCCGAGGAGCGTCTTGCGGCCGCGCGACGTCAGCAGCAGGCGGCAGCGGATGCTGTCACTGCGGCGTCCGCTCGTCTCGCGTCCGCACATGCTGCGGTCGCTGCGGCGACCGCCACCGCGGCGACCACCGCAGCGGGTGGATCATCGCGCCTGCTCGGCCTGGCCCGCAGCTTCCGTGCCGGATTCACCGACGCTCACGCTGCCCGTTCAGCGTTCACCGGCGTCGCCGGGTCGATCGGTGGCCTGCTGCGCTCCGTGTCGGACGTCTCCGGGCTGACGAAGCTCGGCGGCCTCGCTCGCGCTGCCGCGCAGCAGGCCTCGACCGCGTTCACGTCGCTCGCAACGATGATCGGCGGGAAGCTCGCCGGCGCCGGCCGATCCGCCCTCGGCGTCCTGTCGGGTATCGGGTCGACGGTCGGTCGGGCGCTCGCACCTGTCGGCCGCTCGATCGCTGCCGTCGCGACGACTGTCGCGTCTCCGTTCGTTCAGCTCGGCTCGAAGGTCTCGACGTGGCTCAGCCCCGTCACGACGCAGGTCTCTGGCCTGTTCGCGAAACTCGGCGCCGCCGCCGGTCCCGCGGTGTCCCGCATCGGCTCGAGCTTCTCGACGGGCCTGTCGGGTCTCGCCTCGTCGGCGACGTCGGCACTGTCCTCGCTGGTCGGTGCGGTCGGCGGTGCGGCATCCCGTGTCGGCGCCGCGCTCGGCAACGGGATCAAGTCCGGCGCCACGGCCGGCGTCGCCGCGGTCGCCGCCGGTATCGGTATCGCCTTCACCAAGGGTGTCGGCCGCCTGCAGGCGATCGACGTCGCACAGGCGAAGCTTCGCGGCCTCGGGAACGACGCAGGCACCGTCACGGCGATCATGGGCGACGCCCTCGCCTCCGTGAAGGGAACCGCTTTCGGGCTCGGTGAAGCGGCAACGGTCGCCGCCGGCGCCGTCGCCGCCGGCATCAAGCCCGGCGAGCAGCTCCGCGGGACTCTGAAGGGCATCGCGAACGTCGCGGCCGCGACGAACGGCACCATGGAGGAGACCGGCGCGGTCTTCAACAAGGTCGCCGCCACCGGCCGCGCCTACGCGGAGAACATCAACCAGCTCGCCGACCGGGGCCTCCCCATCTGGGGTGCGCTCGCGAAGCAGCTCGGCGTCACCACGGACGAGGTCCGCGACCTGGCGGCGAAGGGCGAGATCGACTTCGCCACCTTCTCGGCCGCAGCCTCTGCGGCCGCCGGCACCGTCGCCCTCGAGATGGGCAACACTGTTCCCGGCGCGGCACGCAACTTCTTCGCCGCGATGGGCCGCATCGGAGCGAACGCGCTCGGCGGGCTCTACTCCAAGGTCGCCCCGCTCATCCAGGCGGCGACCTCGGCGCTGGGCCCGATCGAAGAGCGTGCAAAGCAGTTCGGCGACATCCTCACCCGGGTCGTCGGCCCAGCCATGGACTGGGTCACCGGCCTCCTCAACAAGATCGGATCCGGCGCGTCCCTCGCCGGCACCGGCCTCGGCGGCCTGACCGGCCTCATCGGCCCGCTCGCGGCCGGCCTCGGCGCACTGGGCATCGGCGGCCTCGGCGGCCTCCTGACCCGCATCCCGCTCCTGAGCTCGCTCCTCCCAGGACTCTCCGGCGCCCTCGGACTGCTCGGCGGACCCCTCGGGATCGCCGGCGCCGCGCTCGCCGGGTTCCTGGCGTCCGGTGGTGACGCTGGCGCTCTCGTGACGAGCGTCACGGGCGTGATCGACCAGGTCGTCGGGATGCTGCCGACGTTGATCCAGGCGATCGTTGGCGCGGTGCCCGGCATCGTGCAGGGCATCCTCGCCGCGATCCCGCAACTGCTGACCGCCGCGGTGGGGATCGTCGGCGCGCTGGTCGACGGGATCGTCACGGCGGTGCCGCTGCTGGTCGATGGTGCGGTGACCTTGGTCACGGGTCTCGTCTCGGCGATCATCGCGAACTTGCCGGCGATCATCGACGGCGCGATCGCGCTCGTGGGTGCGCTGCTGCAGGGCATCATCGCGGCGCTGCCCGTGATCGTGCAGGGTGCCATCACGTTGGTGACGAGCCTGCTGAGCGCGATCGTGGGGGCCCTCCCGACGATTATCGAGGGTGGCATCCAGCTGCTGCTGGCGCTCGTCGAGGGGATCATCGAGGCTCTGCCTACCCTGATCGAGGCGGCGATCGACCTCGTGATGCAGCTGCTGCAGGCGATCATCGACAACCTGCCGATGATCATCGACGCCGGCATCCAGCTGCTGCTGTCGCTCGTCGACGGGCTCATCGAGGCGCTGCCGGATCTCATCACCGCGGCGATCACCCTGGTGCTGCAGCTGGTCGCCGGGCTCATCACGATGCTGCCGAAGCTCATCGAGGCGGGCATTCAGCTCGTCATCTCGCTGATCACCGGACTCATCGAAGCGATACCGAAGATCGTCAAGATGCTTCCCCAGATCGTCGAGGCGATCTGGAACGGCCTCGCGAACGTCGACTGGCTCGACCTCGGCACGCAGATCGTGCAGGGCATCATCGACGGCCTCGCATCGATGGGCAAGGCGCTGCTCGACGCGATCGTCGACCTCGCGGCGTCCGCGTTCGAGGGCTTCAAGGACTTCTTCGGCATCGCCTCCCCGGCGCGCCGGATGAAGCAGCCCGGCCGCGACGTCGTCCGCGGCGCCGTGGTCGGTATCGAAGACGAGGCGCCGGCGTTCGGTGACGCGCTCGTATCGATGGCGGACTCCGCCTCGGCGAAGGCGCAAGCCGCGATGAGGCAGGTGAGTGCCGACGTGTCGGTGGGGGCGGCCTCGACGACGGGCGTCACCGCGAGCTCGAGCAGCTCCGCAGAGAACAGAACGCGCCCCATCATCCTCGACGGTGTCGGGGTGATCGCGTGGCTGCGTGAGTTCGTCGACGGCCGCGCCGAGATCGTGCTCGACGAGAGCGTGCTGTCGGCGAGAACCGCGGCGCGCGGGAAGTAGGTAAGCATGGATGCCCCCGTCGCCCCCACGCTGACCGAGAAGACGACCCCGTGCCCTGGCGTGGAGGTGTACTTCCCGACCCTCGACGATGAGGCCGTGAGCATTACGGTCTGGCGTCTCGCCGACGGGGTGCGTGAGGTCGTCCGGGGCGCAGAAGGTGCCAGCGTGTCGGGCGACTTCGTCGTCACCGACTGGGAGGCGCCGTTCGGCGTCGTCATCACCTATGTGGGAGAGGTCTTCGACGTCGGCGGCGCCAGTGTCACCGGCGCCCAATCGACGACACAGATCGACCACGACGAGGTGTGGTTCCAGGACCAGGTAGATCCGGAGCGATCGCTCCCGATCTACCTGGATCCCACCACCCGGCAGGCGTTGACTAAGGGCGCGGCAGAGTCGATCCGACGGACTCGGTCCACCTCGAAACAGTTCGTGTTCGGCCAGTACCGCCCGTTCCTGCAGAACTTCGGGCTCGGGCCGATCGAGGGCCTCCAGATGGGCTCCTACACGGAGACCGAGCAGACGATGCAGCTGATGCTCGAGCTCTTGCAGGTGTCACCACTCACCGTGCGCACGCCGCCGCTGTTCGCCTCCCTCCCACGTGTTCTCTCCGTCGACATCGCCACACCTGAAGCGCGCCCGGTGCGGCAAGACAAGGGCGGCTTCCGGCACCTGTGGGTGCTCGTGCTCGACGAGGTCCAGCCGGTTGCAAAGGCGATCATCAAGCCGCTCGTGAGCTGGTCCGACTGGGAGACAGCGTTCCCCGAAGACGAGTACACGTGGACCGAGGTCGAGCTCGTGTACTCGGCGGGCACGTGGACCGACGCGGTCCGCAACCCGCCCCTCTAGGAGGTTCCGATGCGCGAGGTCTCGGATGCGTTCCTCGCTGCTGTGGGCGGGTCGAACACCCCCGTCGTGTACGCGGATGTCTGGTACGGGTCGGAGATCCACCGGCAGGGCATCCCGGTGGCGGGGGGGGACGTGTCATGGGACTCCCGGCAAGCAGTCGAAGACCGATGCTCGTTGACGCTCGTCGACGACAAGTCACGCGGCTCTCGACTGAAGAGCATCGTGCACGCGTACGGGTGCAGGGTGAATGTGCGCGCTGGGTTCGCGCTCCCGGACGGCGAGGAAACCTGCTCTCTCGGGTGGTTCGACATCACCGACACGGATGCCGTGGAGGATTGGCGCTGGTACGACTGGCGCGATGAAGCGACGAAGGTTTCCGAGGCCGTCGCGATCAAGGCCGAGGGGCTCATGTCCGTCGTGGACAACTCGCGGCTGTTCGCTCCGTTCCAGCCTGTTCCGGCGTCGGATGCGTGGGCGACGATCCGCGATCTGTGTCTCGATGTCGTGTCGGTGCTCGATCCAGGGTTCGATGCGAAGTCGATCCCTTCGGGGTCGTCGGCGATCGCCTTCGACACGGACCGGCTCAAGGCGGTCAGGTCGGTTGCGTCCCTCTGGGGGGCGAAGCCGGTCATAACGGATGACGGGCAGCTGACGCTCGTGCTCCCTGGCACGGGGCCGTCGACGCCGGACTACGGCATCCGCATCAACATCGACGCGTGGCGCAACCAGACGTCGTCGGTCGATATCTACAACGGTGTCGCGTTCCGAGGCAAGACGACGAGCGGCATCGAGATCTGGGGTTACGCGACGGAAGACTCGGGGCCGTTGTTCTGGGGTGGCCCGTTCGGCCGTCGCCCCGCGTTCGCGTCCTCGGATCTGATGACGACGCAGGCGATGGTGGATGCTGCGGCGGCCACCGAACTCGCTCGTCTGAAGACGGAGCGTTCTGCCGTGCAGAAGGTGAAGGCCTTGTGGAATCCGGCGCAGGAGGTCCGCGACCGTCCGATGCTGCAGTTGCCTGATCGGGCCGTGCAGTCGGAGGTGCTCGCGATCAAACTTCCGCTGACGAAGGGCTCCATGGGTGCGATGGACGTCACCCTGCGGCTGCCGCTCTTTACGGAGGTGTGAACCGATGCCTGGCCTCGAGCGGCTGATTCCGTCGTCTGAGGCTGCGGGTGAGCAAATCACTGTGAAGACCGCTCGCGTGATCTCAGTCACTCGCAACGTGCTGCAGGTCGATCTCGGCGGAACGGCAGTGCAGGCGATCGCCGTCGACATGTGCAACCCGCGGCCGAACGACAACGTCGTGCTGCTGATTCAGGGTGCGACCATGACGGCGATCGCGGTGCTGGGTGGACCGTATCGGCAGGCGACGATAACGGTGACGGCTGACGCGACCAACACGGTCACCGGCCTCATCAACGGGGTCTCGACGACGATCCCGAAGTCGTCGGTGTTCACGGCCACGGTGGGGCAGGTGTGCCCGCTGCTGTGGTCCGCCGACGGCAACCGCGTGTGGTGTCTGCCGAACGAGCTGCAGGCGACGTCGAACCCAGGCGCCGGTACGGGTGCCGGCGGGTCGCCCGGCGGTGTGTCGTCGGGCACCTCGGTGTACTCCGCACGGTCGATGGCGACTTGGTACAACAGCTACAGCGAATGGTCGAGCGGATTCGCCCGGCCGTCGCCGACCCAGTACGGGCTGATCTTCTATGGCGCGGGCCGCTTCAAGGAGCTGCAGGGGCGCACGCTGACCTCGTTTCGTGCGTACCTGCCGAAGGCCGCCGGCTCCACGTCGTACGTGGCCATCAGCATTCACGACTACGCAACGCGACCGCCGCACGCGCCCATCACCGGATTCTCGCCGACAGTGCGGCAGATCGGCGGCTGGGTCTCCCTCCCGCTGGTGAAGGCGACGGAGCTGGTGGATGGTGCAGGCACCGGTGGTTTGTTCCTGGGCAGCACGTCGGGGGATGCGCTCATCAACTCGGGTGGGCAGATCGAGATCGGTTGGAGGATCTGATGAGAGAGAGTGCATCGGGGTCGCGTACCCCGCAAGGGTCGGATGCGTTCTCGCCGACGGCTCAGCTCGCCGATTTCGCAGACGATGAAGCCCAATGGAACAACCTCATCGTGAAGGACGACGCGACGGCCCGGAACGCCATGGCGGCGCCGGAGCTGCGCGACGGCATCATGGTGTCGCAAAAATCGGACGACAGCGTGTGGTTGTGCACCGATGCGGCGGGGCCCACATGGGTGAAGATCGCCTCCTCGCGGACGAGCGGCACGATCACACCAGCGACGGGCTATACCGTGCAGGCGGCGTCCGATCTCAGCAAGGAGAACGACGTCGCCGTGCTCGTGCTCGATCTGATCCAGAACGTCGGCAACTTCACCACGAACACCGACATCGCGACGTTGCCTGCCGGTTTCCGCCCGACCGGCACCGTCTCGGTGGCCTGCGCGTTCGGGAACGCCACAACTGGATGGCTGCGGATCCTGAGCACCGGCGTCGTGAGGATCTTCTTCACCGGCACTGCCTCGAACACGGTCTACGCGGTCGCCACCTATCGGACATCCTGATGGGGGAGCCGGATCTGAGGTGGGGTGGGTTCCGGAACGGCCGCATCCCGCGGGAGAACCTGGTGGAGTTCCAACCGGGGAAGCTGTTGCAGGCCGATGCGGCGCACGCGCTGCGCGGCCTCGCGATGGCCTTCGAGCAGCGGTGGCGTTCGCCGCTGTATCTCGACTGGTACCAGGATGCCTACCGGGATATGGCCCGTCAGCAGGCGATGTGGGATAACCGTGGCGCCGGGTGGCCGTGGCCCAGCAAGGTTTCTGCCCCTGGTGGTTCGATCCACGGCTATGCCCGTTCCGCCGACCTCACCGGTTACGGTGCCGCGACATCCGCACAGCACACCTGGCTAGTGGAGAACGCCCCCGACTTCGGGTGGTCGTGGGCGTACGGCCGAGAGCTGGACGAGGGCTGGCATTTCGACTACCTCGGCCCGATCACAACCACGGCGGGTGACGGTATGGAGCCGTTCCCTCTTCTCATCGACGATCCGATTGGAAGCACTGACATGCCCCTGGTACTGCTGAAGCAATCCACCGCCGGTAAGGCGGCTGAGGGTGGGGGCACGTTCTGCCTCTACGACCCGTCCGCGCAGAACCCTGAGGCGCGGTGGCAGGAGTTCTCCGAGTACGGTCTTGCGCGGTCGCTGGTGGATGCGCTCCACAACCGGCGTAAGGATGCGGCGGAGGCGTCCGCGATCGTGATGCCTGACTATGCGTGGGACGTGTGGAAGGCGCGCGCGATCGCCACACCGGCAGCGGTGACGGGCGGGGCGGGTCCTACCGCGGGCGAGAACGCGGATGCGGTCGCTTCGAGGCTGGCTCCATCGTTCGCTGCGATCCCGGCGGCGGTCGTCGACGAGACCACGAAGCGCCTCGGAAACGGCTGATGCCATGACCGCCCGTGAACATCCGATGACGAGCCGGGCACAGGACACTCGTCGGGCGAAGGAATCCGCGATCCGCGCGCTCGACATCGTCGTGTACTTGTTCGCCATCGGCTCCGGCGTCTTCGCGCTCGCCGTGCCACCGGACGCGGTTCAGCGGTGGCTCGCAGGCTGGGAATGGCTGCAGCTCGCGTGGGGAGTGCTGCTCATCGTCGCCGGCTCGTTCGGCCTCGTCGGCCGTCTCACCAGGGTGTGGATGATCGAGATCCCTGGCCCCGCCGGCGCGTTCTTCGGCGAGCTGATGTACCTCGTCATCCTGGTGTTCTCTGCCTGGGACCGCCCCGGCGCATGGGTCGCGGCGTTCATGATTGGAGGCGCGGCGATCGCGCTGCTGCGGAGGTGGATCGAGCTGCAGATCTTCACGACGGACCCGGAGGTGAAGACCTTCTCGGACCGGCTGGTCGCGACCCTCCGACGCCGGACAAGCAACGTCGCCGGCCAGCACCGATAGGGGGTACCCGGTGGATGTTGTGCCCCTGATTGTCGCCCTGCTCGGCACCGCCGGTCTCGGGGCATTCATCCGCGAGATCGTCTCGGCCATCACGAAGGTCGTCGGTGGCATGTCGGCGCGCGAGTCGAAGCGGAAGGTCGACATCGTCCAGCAACGCGACGAAGCGCTGACCCGCATGAATCGCGCCTGGCGCCAGGTCGACCGTGAGGCCGAAAAGCGGCGCGCTGCACTCGACTACGCGGCCCGGTTGAGGCGCCACCTCATCGAGCTCGGCGAGACTCCGGAGCCCGAACCGGACTTCGGTCGCACCATCACAAGAGCGGAGCTCGAGCAGCTCCAGGAGAAGGAGTCCCCATGATCCAGAAGTACATCGCGGCGATCGTGCCGATCCTCACCGCCGCGGCGGTGTTCCTGCAGTCGGCGTTCAACGACGAGCTGCTCGACGCCTCCGAGGTGTGGCAGCTCGTCGCGCTCGTCGCCGGCGCGATCGCGATCTACCTGCTGCCGCTCATGCCCGGCAAGTGGGCGGGCGCGGCCAAAACGGGAGCGGCGATCGTCGCTGCGCTCGCAACAGCCGTGGTGCCGTACGCCCTGCAGGGCCACCTCACCCCTGAGCAGATCATGGTCGTTGCCATCGCGGTGCTCAACGCGCTCGGCGTGGAAGTCGGCGTCCAGGCACGCAAGACGTTCATCGACGCGCGGGACACCAACGTCGTCACGAGCCTCGACCCGGAGGGCGTGCGCGCCCTGAGTCGATGACCGGCACCACGGTCGGCGGCTACACGGTCCCGGAGGATCCTGCCGCCGACAACGAATGCGAGAGCTGCCAGTAGCTCGAGCTCACACGAAGCGCCCCCGTGCGTTCCTCTTCGGAGGGACTGCGCGGGGGCGCTTTTCGTCGTTCAGTTGTAGTGGTCAGCGATCGGCGGGAGCGACGGCTCAGGGATCGGCTCGAACGGCGTGAAGGCCGGGATGGGCGACGGCGCGGGGATGGTGCGCGGATCGGCCTGGGTGAGCAGCGAACCCAGCAGCAGCACACACCCGGCGAGCACCGCGACGACGACCGCAGCGATCACGCCACGCCTGCCACGAGTCCCCCTCATGAGCCGGACTCTACTCCCTTCGCTCCTCGCAGGCAGGGGCCACAGCCGACACCCACACCCACGCCCGATCAACCCGGTCCTCGTCGACCCGCCACCGGATCGCGGCCGCGCGCGGCGTCCATGCGCACACCTCCGCGTCGACGAGGACCGGCTGTCCCACGTACCGCACCCACGCACGACACGGCCGCGCTCGCGGGGGAACGGTGAAGTCCTGGTGCTCGCGGTCGATCTCGGCGTCCGAGAGCGTCTCAGGGGCGTTCTCGCGCGCGAGGACCTGCAGCACGCGACGGTCCATCAGCTGGTCGTAGTGGTCGGCGTAGCGCTTGTTGCTGCCCATCGGGTGCTCCGTGTCGGATGCAGCCGGCCTCTGCAGATGCGGGTGGCCGCGCGGACCTCGGAGTTCTCCGTCTTGCGCCGCGCGGCCGTAGAGGGATGCTACCTCGCCATCACCGACCTTCGACGGCGTCGGTCAGAGGCCGAGGAGCTTCCGCTTCGCAGCCGCGAACTCCTCGTCGTCGAGGATCCCCTGCTCCTTGAACGTGGCGAGCTTCGCGAGCTCGGCGTTCAGGTCGGTGGCGGAGGCTGCAGCCACCGCGGCGGGAGCCACCTGTGCCTGCTGTGGCGGGACGCCGGCGTAGTTCACGGTCGACGTGCTCATCTTCGCGTGGTGCGAGTCGCGTGCCGCCTGTGCCGCTTCGTTGATGAGCCGCACGGCATCGCGGAAGTTCGGCACGTCCTCGAGCAGGAACGTCTCGCGACCGGTCGAGCGCATCGCGGTGATGCTAATGTTCCCGACGCCTCGAGCCTTCTGGGTGATCGTCTGCGTGCCGTCGACGTCCTGGATGTCGTGCGTGCCGATCTGCGTGGCCTTGGTCGAGAGGGTGCCCTTCTCGACGGTGAGGAGCTTGTCGGTGAGGCGGAACCGCTGCGCGCCGATGCCGGTGAGCGGCTTGCCGACGGCGATCCAGATGGCGTCGGCGTCGTACTTGTCGGTCCAGGCGGTGCCGTCCCAGTAGCGGAGGCGGGGGTCGGTGCCGTCGTGGTACCAACCGGCGGGGGTGCTCGGGTTCGCGGAGGTGCTCATGGCGTCGAGCGTAGTGACCGTGAGGGAAGCTGGGATAGTGCCTCGTCCGGGTGGCGGTCGTCGACAGTACCCCCGGCGGGGCTCGAACCCGCGACCCGATGATTAAAAGTCACCTGCTCTACCAACTGAGCTACAGGGGCTAGGCGGCTAGTCTTTCACGGCGGCCCGAGTGCTCACGCACCTCGATGCCAGGGAGCCGCTGGATGCCGTCGTGCATCTGGGCTTCTGTGACCTCGGTGTAGAGCTGGGTGGTGGCGAGGGATGCGTGGCCGAGCATCTCCTGCACTACCCGCACCTGCACGCCTTCCAGCAGCAGATGCGTCGCGTAGTAGTGGCGCAGCGAGTGACCGGTCAGCCGCCGGTCGGTGATGCCGGCGCGGCGGATCGCCTTGGCGATCGCGTCGGATGCCGACTTCATCATGATGTGGCCGCCACCGTCCGGGAACTGCTTGCTGCGGTAGGGCGAGGGGAACCACCACCCGGTGCGCGGGTATCGTCGGGCGAGCTCGACGAGCACGGGATGCAGGGCGACGATGTGGTCGAGGCCTCCCTTGCGGATGGTGCGGATGGTCTCCGCGCGGAGGTCGACGTCCTCGCCGCGGATCTTGACGATCTCGCCGATGCGGAGTCCGCTGAGCGCGGCGATGGTGATGATGTCGCGCGTGCGTCGGTAGGCGCCGGAGTCGAGCATGGCGTCGACGTGGTGGCGGTAGAACGGCCGCGGCTTGCGGCGGGGCACCTTCACCTTCCGGAGCTTCGCGGCGGGGTCGTCGTCGCGGTATCCGTCTTCCTTCATCCAGGTGAAGAAGGTCTGCATGTAGGACCGTTCGGTCTGCTTCGTGCCGGCGGACAGCGGCTCGCCGGTGCGCGGATGTGGGCGGTCGAGAACGCGTTGCAGGTCGGTTTTCTGGATCTCGGTCGGCGGTTTCCCAGTCACGCGCGCGATGGTGAGGAGGAGATCGCGCCGGTTGGTGATGGTCTTCTCTGCGAGGTTCGCGGATCGTTGCTCGAGCTCGAACAGCTCGAGGTAGTGAGTCCAGGCGTCCATGACTCTGTGAGCCAACCGCAGAGTGGGACGACCGGTCGAGCCCGAAAATGGGGGACTATCGGAATCCCGGGTATGCGACTGGGCTGTCGCTGCCGTCATCGTGGTGGTCGGTAGCCGAGCGCGACTGCGATGCCTTGAAACTCCTCCAGCGTGAGGGTGACCTGCTGAGCCGCGAGGTCGTTGCGCTGCCATCGGATGCTCACGGCCTGCGCGTCTCGTTTCGCGACCACCGTCACGGTGGTGCCCTCGGGAGCCGGCCATGCACTCGGCCGGGTGTGCTCGAAGATCGTGGTCGCGCTCATGCCGAGTGCTCCGTGCGGCGTGCGCGACGTTCGTCGAGCCGGATGAGCTCGCCCTCGTGCGTCGAATCGTCGCCCCTATAATCCGCGGGTCGAGGGTTCGAGCCCCTCCGGGCCCACCGTTTCCCGGCCACAGGTCGGCGAGTTCGTGTGAGCGGTGCAGCGCGAGAACCAGCAGGT